TATTAGAGGCCTCGAGTGCTTGCATATAAGCGCTTTCCCATACAGGAATACGCTCATCCTCAACAATAAATTTGGACACCTCAAGTGCGCAAGCATATAAGAGCACATCTGCATGTTTGGTACTAAAGACATTACTATTCACTGTAGCACTCAACGGCGCTACTTGAGTGTAATAGTAAAGAAGGACGTTGGAGGCAACTGTTGCTACAGGAAACAGCAAGAGTTTATTGCCTTCAATACAATAGAATTTAGGTTGTTCACCTGAATTTGCACCAGTAGCATTAAGACTCGCTACTAATTTCTGGAATTCATTGAGAGCCAGGGTAACCAGAGGTACACTATTTGTACCAGCTACCACAAGACGTACACGATTGTAATTTGGTGCCGCGGTAGTTAAATCAATGGGATTAGCATTCACTACCGGAATAGTGATGTTGGCTTCCATCCATTGAGAATTGAGCTCACGGTTTAAGCGGAGCTCTGCGAGGGAAATACATACTTGTATACGCGCATCAGACATGTCATCGACGTCGCACCAATCTTTTACGAGCGCTATCCAGTCGATGTACGTTGTAGGAAATGCCATCTTTGTTATCCTAAGAAAGATGGCCCCTGCGTTTGCGTCGCGGCCTAGTGTAAGCAGTGGGGAAGATCAGATTTTAGGCACTGCTAGCAGATATGGATAGTCACGTTCCAAACGTTTTATAACCTCAGGTCCAGCACCTGGAGCTAGAGCATTGAAACCTTCTAATAACCATTTTTCAATGATTATCGTAGGTATCTCACCGATCTTACGCCATCTTGCAGGAGAGGCTTTATAGGCCTGCTGATCCTGATTATTGCGCAATTCCTTAAGATAATCGAGCAAGGGTTCCACATCCTCTGTATGCTGGATATGGTACTTCCCATGCTCGAAATGATCGGTTGAGACACGCGCCATGTTAGGGTTTCTCGTGAGGCTTTTGTGTAGTTGTTACATGAGGATCTTTACGAGCCTCTTCTTTATGAAGCTTTTCCTCTTCTTTACGAAGCTCGGCTTCTCGAGTCTTGTCACCCTTCTTGATTGCCTCAACGATGGCTTCACCAATTTCTGTAGCTTGGTGTGAGCGAACTGGCCGCGGTGGATCAACATGCCTCGACAATGGAGTATCGGGTGGTACGGCTTCAGCATGGCCCATTTTCACAAAGAAATTGGCACGCCCTTCATCAGTCAGATCCACGATACTGTCGGGCCCATACATTGCATCGTTGTGCAACGATGGTTTGAGTAACTTAATGCGCATGGCTTTCTCCTTAATTAAAGGTACTCATAAGAAAGTGGGGAACCAGAGGACATCATCAAGGGGTCTCGATTTACTGGTTCCCCACCTCACATCCAGCTAAACGAGGAGTAAAGCTGGACATTCAATTAGGGTTGGACATCCGCAAGAATACCACACGCCGCTTCGTTACCAACAGTGAGCGTGTATTCGCAAGAAACGAGCCTGTTTTCAGTGAGACCCGTTTTCGCAAGCACTTCCTGTTTGGTAGTCTGGCCATAGTCGATAGAGATCTTGTCGGGATCGATGATAAAGCAATCACGCGACCTCTGGAAGCGATCAGGTACAATCTGCACTGTACCAAAGTCGCTCTGATAGATCTCGACGCTGTTGATGAGCTTGTTGCTCGCGCCATCACTGTACTTGGTGGTATAGCCGGTGAACACCTTTGAAATGGTCCGTTTGATGTCTGGACCAACAAGAGCATACTTAGGCTCGCCACCACTTGTCCACACAGCCTGGATCACTGTATTGAACAGATCTTCTGTAATCGTACGCAGAACACCGTCAACAGCTGCCGTGGTGGGGTAGCCAGTGGTAACACCCGACAAGATAGGATTGGCACCGGGAGCCGCACCTCGAGACACATTCGTCATAAGGAATGACGGTAGACCAGCTGCCTGCCTTACGGTAGCACCCACTGCGGCACCGGGAATAGCTGGTACACTCGCCAAAAGCATGGTCTCACGATCACGCTTGAGTTCCTTCATCGCGTACGCCAACTGCTTGGCGAGCTTGTTGATGTCTGCGGCACCGTCGACCCATTCACTGGTAGACGACACTTTGACATTCTTGATACTGATCTGCGTATAGTTACCGCGGCGTAGAGCAACCGTAGGCGCCTTAACCGGCGGTGCATCCTCACCTTCAGCAACTCGGTTCGAACCGTTTACAGCGTTCAAAGCTGTCAGAGGCCACTCATGATAAGTGTTCTCTGCTTTTCCCTGATCGGCGATCATGCTCGTGAACGGAGTTTCCGTCGGCGAGATCATGTTATCAGCGTTCATGAGATCTTCACGAATTGTCGTGAGATCATAGGTTTCTAGAGCATTAGCTGCGACAGCCATTGGTTTAGGCCTTCCGTCTGTTTGGATGCATTAGCAGCGTCATAGCCACATCTTCTGGGCGACCACTTGCTTGTGCACGTTTCAGTGTAGCCTCTTCCTTCAACTTAGAAGTACTAGAGGCCGGTTTACTATTTTGAGTTCTCATGGTCTTTGTGGGACCTACAGAACCAACATTCCCAGCTTTACGTTTAACGAGCTCGCGATATTTGGCAGCATCGTGAAGAACCATAAGAGCCCTGTGATCCATAACGCTCTGAAGTTCTTGCTCCGTAAAGCCATATTCAATGGCTGCCGACGTGAAGCGACCCATAAGGGCTTTTGCCTTGGTAGGATCGGACATATCTGGCAGTTTGCTCACGAGTAAGTCAGCCTGATCTTTAAGGTAAGTTTCCGTAGCCTGGGAGTACAATTGCTCCTGCTCGGCGTTTACCCTGTTGATTTCTGCACGTACTCGGTTCTGCTTGTCTTGCATATCACGCATTTCTTCGCGCTTCAATGCAAACTGGAGGGGATCCGCTTGTTTAAGGCGTTCCCAATCGATATTCGGCTGTGAAAAGTCACTAAGGACCTGATCCAACTGCTGTAGCCTGGCTACTTGCTGCTGATTGTAGTTGTAAAGCTGAACAGTTTGTTGTTCCGCAGCTACTTTTGCCTCTGTAGCTTGCTGAATACGCTTTTCAATGAATTTCTCACCTGAATAGCTGTCACGGAGCTGTTTCAGTGTGACTTTGGATACCTGACCATCGACACGGACTTCATGCAATGCTTCATCAACATCATCTGGCCCTTCTTGAGCGTCATCCTCAAGAAGGTCATCTGGACTTAAATCATCCGAATTTGTATCTGCTACATTATCAGCAGGTACAGAAACGTCAGCGTTAGTGCCATTATTACGATTAGCACTAGGTTTAGGTAGTTTGTCAAAGAAACCTTCCAGTAATTGCGTAGAGATTTCTTCGTTTGCTCCCAAGTTCTCATCAGGCATTATCCAGATCCTTTGATTCACCCTCGGCCATTACAGCCTCATTAGCCATCGAACGCAGTTTATCGAGCAAGCGCTCTAGACCCTGGTTTTCATTGTATATGTCGTCGCGATCTTCACTGACATCTGCATCGAGCATAGCTTCACCAAGGTCTGCACGTATTGCAGAAACAGCATCCTCGAACAACGGATTGTCAATCAAGGTCTTGATGGCTTTGCATGCATTAAAACGTTGTTCATTGTTCATTTTTCTCTCCCTACCATGTTGCTGGCGTTTTCTCTCGCTACTTTGACTTTTGCTGCGGCATCCATACCAATCTTCTCTGATTGTACTGCAAAATTTTGATTGGCTTCATCACGTCTAGCATCAACCTCCCATTGAGCTATGGTTAATTTGGTCTGCATCTCGGCTTGGAGCTTAGCAAGATCAAGCTCGTGTTGCTGTTGCATTTCCGCAATAGCTTTCTGTTGCTCAGCCTGGAGCTTTTGCAAGTCCATCTGACCTTGCTGCTGCAATTTAGCAGTCTGTATTTGAAGATCCGTCTCAGCTTTAACCTTTGCTGCACCAACGACATCAGGGACTGGAGGAGGTGGTGGTTGCTTAGCGGCTTCTGCAGCAGCGGCCTGTTGCTTAATTTGCGCATCAAACGCGGCAATGTTCTCTGGGCTCACAAACGGGAAGAAATCATTGACATTCTTGAGGCCTGACAATCTTAAGGTCGTTTTGAGCGAATTGCGTACGTTTTCCCAACCACATAAAGGATTAGTCAGACCATATTGAGTCATCAACTGTTGCTGAACACCCATAACCAGCTGCAAAGATTGCTGTTTTTCATCAATGCGACCGTTTCCTAGGCCCACATTGATATTGATGTTTATTTGGTCATGCCACAGGCCTGGATTAACCATACGGTATCCAGAAGGCGTCTTAATTGACTGCTCACCCTTGAGCTGATACATAGCTGTACGCAGAATTGCCTGAAATAAGTCCTTTACGCCAGTTTCTGCTATGTTACGAGCCATCATTTCAATACGGCTATCAGAACCTTGCACAGCTGCATTGGCTGCAATTCTGGACGTAGCCTGCAGAGCATTTGGATCGATGCCTTGCGACAGCTTTGTTACACCTGAACGGGTTTCACTGACCTGATGGAGGTACTCAAGAACAGGTAGAGTCTGACCCGCTACAAATGGAGTAACCAGTTCGTTAATTTGGCCTACACTCTTGACTCGAATAATGGCACCGATCTCGTTATTCTTGACGTCCTCAAGATTAACTTGGCCTTCATTAACTTCCGTCCTGGGCGAGTTTACGAGTGCAACATTATCGAGAATGGATCGTGTAATAGCAGTTAAGGCATCTTGATCCTGGATTAGATCTTCTGCCAAGCAAATAGGGAACATCACATGCGGTTGAAGATCTGTGACGAATATTGCCAATGGTGTGCATTGCACAACTTCATCTACCAGTATCTCATTCGTAGCACCTACACAGATCAGATGACGTAATTCAGCAACCTCATCACCATCTGCATCTATGCGCAACCAAATCTCAGATATAGTTACCTGCTTAGCTGTATCATCTGTAGTGGAATCAGCGTAGTCTTGAGGGTCAAACCCAAGACGATTTTGACGTTCCTGCTCTAACGTCCCTGCATCGTCCGTAGTATGACCCTCAAGATCGCCGTACGATAGCCCCATAGCCAAGGCTTCGTAAATAGGCATATTCCGACGAATACCAACCAACCGAGCGTTCTCGGCACTAGTGGCTTCGCTGTCAATGATAAAGGACTCAGGAGGAATTGGATCCAGCGACCACTTATTCCTGAATGATTTCCTGGTCAGCATTACTTGCTGTTGCATATCTGGCGGCATCTGCTCACCACCCATTTCAGGTGGCATCTGCTCAGCCATATCCACGGGCTCTGAAATCTCAGTAATGATGACATCACCAGTCTGAACTTCCGCTTGGAGCTCAGCCAGCTGTTCCTCATCCATCATTTGTGAAATCTGGTGACTAGCGATCTCGCGTCGCTCGAGGGTCACCTTCACTACGCCGATTTTGGACTTAAGGGCATCAGTCGTAGCAATCACTAAAGCACGGTATCCACCACATTTATTATAGATACCGTTGACGAACTTCGTCATATCCTGACAAATTTGCTCGTCTTCCTCATCATCAGAGGTAAATTCACCAACTGTGTCAGTTTGCCCGAAAATGCGTCCAATACTGGGCAATATCGAGTGAATAGCATCTCTAACTACAGTCACTATGACCTTGGAACGCCCAGGTTCCGATTTCATAGATGTGGCGCCTTCGTAGTACGCCTCTGCCTTCTGCCGTGATTGAGAGATATTGCTCCCAATCCAGTCTGTAGCTTGAGTAATTTCCCAATTTACTATTTGCTGGAATTGATCCGCGTCTATCGGCTTCAATTTTTGCCGACGTTTCTTATTTGGTTGAGCGGATCCGTACATCTAGCGCCCAGTGATCTTGGATGATTGGCCAGGCTTGAGACTCGGGGCCTTGGGTGATGCACTCGCTACACCGCTTTTGCCAAAGATCTTCTTACCAGGAACAGCAGCGACTTTTCCTGTAGCACTCTGCTTATTGGGTGACACACCTGCGCCAGCTTTTGACATCTGAGCTCTCCTAAGCCACTACTCTAAGATTACGCAGCACTGGCCGTTTCCAGTCGCTCCTGAGGTTGACATCGGGCATTGCCATGACCGAATACCTTAACGCATCAGCCGCGTGTGAAGCCCAATCGTGCACT